TTAGCGTCTCCAGTCCCTGGCCTACCAATGTAAAGGTTACCCGCAGTGTTGTTACTGTGGATATATGCTAGTTCCCCTTCTTTTAAATTAGCAGGGTTTGTCGCACTATTACTTCTTTTGATCTTTATTCTTTGAGTCATGAGAGAATTATCCTCTGAATTAGGTATTTATAATTATTGTTAAAAACTACCAGCATCTAGTTCGCTGGATGTGTTTAAGTAGTAAGAACCGTCCTGGCCATCTAACTTATCTGCATCTAGATTACTTGCAGTTCCATCTACAGTGAGTAATTTAGTGAGAATGTCATTAGCTGTGTCTGCGGCGCTGTCACCTTCATCCCCACGAGGAACTGTAAGAACTCCAGTTTCTACATTGTAAGAAGCGTTAGAGCCAGGAGGACCTGTAACCGCCTGTAAAGACTGAAGCGTACTTAATGTTTCCGCAGCAGCACTAGCTTGTGCAGCGGCTTGTGCAGCAAAAGATTGAGCACCTGCAAGCTCTGCTTCATTAGAAGCACTAAAGCTACCACCTTCAGCAGGATCAGACACTAAACCAGAAGTATTCTGGGGCTCGTAATCTATAGCTGTTACGGATGGGGACGAGTCTTGTGGCGTGTATTTAATAGCCATGTTCCATCTCCTTAAAGTTGGGCAGTGTTAGAATAAGTCTGTATATGAGAACCACCCCTTGCTTTCCTTTGTATTTCTTCTTGATTTAACTCTTGTATTCCTTGAAGTTGTTGAGCAGCATACTTAGCTGATCTTTCATCTTCACCTACATAATCAAATGCATGTGCTACCGCACCAAAGAGTAAAACCCTTTCGTTACTATCTCTTAACCAGTTAGGCACTTCAGACCCAACATAGTAGTTACCACTAGAAGCAGGAAACTCTACAGAGTCTTCAGCATCTATTGTTGAGACAGTAGCAAGACCTGAGTCTATGTTTGCTTGATTTACTAAGTATCTAGCATCTAAATCTGGTAATCGTCTGTAGTAATGTATTTCGTAACCATCACCCAGTTGAGCTGCAGGGTAAAATATCACTGCATTACCCTTACGAGCATAAGACTCTTGTAAATGGTGATAGTCATCATCTTGCATAGAAAGCAGTGAGAGCTTTTCATCAAATACATAACTGTTACCTTCAGCGTCTATCTTACGAATCTGTATGATTTCTGATAGGTCTGTAGGGAGCGTTAGGGTAGTTTCATCCACACCTGAACTTGTTACCGTAGCGTATGTGTACGTGTATTCAAATGGTGGTATTCTTAGTTTTCTGTAACACAAGTCAGCAGAATAATCTAAGAAGTCAGTAACTAACGCATCTGTTAGTATGTTAGAGTCTCGGTTAACCCATGATCTAACTTTTGTAACTAAGGCATCGTATAGTGGAGTTGACATTTATTGTCTCCTTTATTTTAACTTCAACCCCTAGTTACGTGAGATGTTAACAAGTTGGGGTACTCTGATTTTATAATTCTTTTAAGCTTAGCAACGTCTTCCTTGTTGCTCATAAATTCTGTTGCATGTAAATCCATGCCATGATTTGTTAAGATCTCAATTGCTACAATATCGGGTATAACAGCAAAAGATCTATAGTGAGAGGCATCGCCCGCTGCACTCTGTAAGTCTCGGGATTGTTTAGCGTAGTTAAGATATTCTGAGACATCTTGTGCTATTTCTATTTTACTCCCGCTGACATTACTTTTAATTTGGTTATCCATTTTATCCTCCATGGGTAAAAAGAAGGGGCCCCGAATGGAGCCCCAATAGTCTTAGGTTCCGCCTAGACCAACGATCATACCACAACCTTTAGGGTTGCTAACCGCAAGAGTACACTCTTCAACGATTTGACCAATAGTGCTATCACCTTGTTGACCAACTTCAGTTTCCTGTAGTGGACGCAAAGTAGCAATCTTGAAGAACGATGGATCATATACTAACGCTGAGAAGTTCGCAGAGTTAGTAGTAGCACCAGTAGCAGTAACAGTGTTATGAGCAAGACCCATAATGTAGTTAGGTACAATGCGGATCTCACCGAAGTCCGAATCAAACAACTCAATGCTTTGACGGATTTTACCAGTGTCGTCTACGTTACGAATAGTGTTGTTACCTACAGCGTGAGCCTTAGATGACAAAGTACGCTTGTTTAGCGGAGAAGTCATAAGGGTAGTAGCTTTACCACCAGCTTCGTAGATAGCTTGCATAGCGTCATCAACGTGAGATAGCTCGATGTCGTTAAGGTTAACATCTAAAGCACCACGAGCAATAACACCAGCAGTACCAATACCTGTATTAGTTGGAGCAGTGTATGCACCAGCTTCACCAGCATTGATTACTAAGTTAGCATCATTCACATATGCTTGATAGCCACCCATAGTACGAGTGCCAGAACCGTTCTTGCTGTTAAAGCTATGAACCAAGTCTAGCTCAAGATCACGACGCATTTCAGTACCAACTTTCTTAAGCTGATATGCATATTCGTCAGCAACACCTGCTTGGTCTACAGCACGTTTAGTACCAGAAACCTGTACAGTCTTAGAGTTAATCTGAGTGTAGTTACCTAGACGAGTACGATCACCACCTTCACCTTGACCAGTAGCAACAGTTGAGAAAGTAGAACCTTCAGCAACAGCGTTAGAACCTGGAGCTAGTAGCTCGTCAGTTTGCCACTCGTGATAGATAGCTTTAGCAGAAGTCTTCCCAATAGAAGACATGAATGGAGTATCTTCTCGAGAAATCATCGAGATGAAGTTTGACAGGTCCTGCTTCTCTGAAAGAGTACCTGTAGTTACAAAGTTTTTTGCAGCCATTTTATAATTTCCTTATAATATAAAAATTGAATCTTATGTTAGCGGAACTTACTTAAAGATTTAAGAAATTCTAATTCAGCTTTTTCATCCGTGGAACCAGAGAGCACTGCCTCTCGTAAATTACCTGCATCTCTTGCTTTACGCTGACTTGCAGTCATCTTACGTTTAGTAGGTACACCTTTAGCTTTTGGGGCTTTCTTACGTTTAGCAGAACCTTTAGTAGCATTTTGTTTTAACTTTCGATAGTCATCAACAAACTTAACTACGTTAGCATCCATAATAATATCAAGGAACTCTTGAGGAATACCTTCATCCAAAGCAAACTGTCTAACAGCCTCAGAGTCAAAGTCAGGAACTAATTCTTTGATATCATCATCGAACTTAGCCATTAACTCATCTACCTGAGATTGTAATACCTCTTCTTGCTGTTTCTGAATAGCACCTGCAATACCTTCTCTTTTATTTCGAGCTTCCCAGTATTTTTTCTGTGCGGTTTCTCTTTTATCCTTGAGCTCATTAAGCTCATACGTATCCCCATCTTCACGGGCTTTTTCTATTTTAGATTCTAAATCATGATACTCCTGCGACAACGCAACTTCTTCTTGTTGTAGTTGTGTAGCCAAAGCAGCACCAAGTTCAGTAACTTCATTGGTCTTGGTAGAGTATTCCTCTTTCAATTCCTTTTCAAGTTCACTAACTTCTCTACCCTTCTTAGACAAGTGTTGATCAGTAGCAAAACCTTTACGAAGTTCACCTAGTGAAACATATTCAATTTCCCCATCAATTTTTACGGGTACTGAATACTCCCAGTCAACTTCTTCTTCATTAGGTAAATCGTCATCTTGGGTAGAATCCTCATCGTCTTCATCCTCATACTCTTCATCTTCTGGAGCGTCTTCCTCTTCATCATCGGTATCGTCTTCATCTGCAGCGTCTTCAGTTTCGGGTATATCTTCTGCAGAATCTTCCGGGTCAAGATCAGATTCATCTTCTTCTGGTAGAGATTCCTCCTCGGGTACGGTGAGACCTAAAGCCTCGCCCATTGGGCCCATAGGAACTGGAATGTCATCAATAGACTGACCATCTTGACCAGCGTAAAAACCAGCGTCATCCGATTGGGTAGAGGCTGTAGTGTTTTCATTGCTCATAATTTATTATCCTGTATTAGTCCTGTTTAACCGCTGGCTTCTTCTTAGCCGCTCGGGGTTTTTCTTTTAATCCGTTAAGACGCTCAAGGGCATCTACTGCATGGTTAAAAGTTTCAGCATGATATCTGGCCTTGCCTGGCCCTGCAGCTAGCTCTTTTACCATCGCTTTAATGGTATTCTGTGTAGCTACAATTGCTTTTTCTAGTACATTTTGATTTAACTCAACTTCCATCATTATCTCCTTCTTGAGATTTATTGATTGCTATATGTTCTTGGTTGAAACCGTATGTCTCAATATTAATAATACGTTCCTTAACCGAGCCTAAGCCCATAGCAACATGATACAAATACTCACGTTCTTTAGAACAATGAGGTTCTGTTATTAACCATTGTGTAAATAAATCTACTAAGATGTCTGAGTATGCTTCTGTAAAGAACTCGTCTCTTTCTTTCTTAGCAAACATTGCACTGGTCAATGCTTCTTGTGATTCAACAAAGGGGTTAGCTTTATACTCTCCAGTTTGTTGATTCATCTTAGGCTTAAACTTTCGCTTAGCCCCATTCTTATACTTATCCACTATATCTCCTCTGGTTAGCGTCTTAAGTTGAAGGGCCCTTTCGGGCCCCTCGATAGATAGGATCACCTCCTATATCATACCATACCACCCTGTTGAGTAATGGCCTTCAACATCTCTGGTGTGAGTTGTTGTTCCATTTGGGGCTCTTGGGGTTTACCGTTACTTCCATTACCTTTCGGCGGTGTCATGGTTTGTCGGATTAAAGATTGAGCTGTCTGATACATTTCTTGTACGTCTGGCTGCTCAGGTACTGGTTGACCTTCTTTAGTAGCTTGAATAGTTAATTTTGACCATTCTTGATATGATTTATCCAAGGCAACAACAAGTTGTTTCAAGTTATCTTGAATAGCATTCTGAGATTGTACATTAGTGTAATCGACATTTGCTTGGTCGAGTGCCATCTTAACCATAAGATTTTGCTCTTCCAAAGCTTTCTTCTTCTCAGCTGCTTGTTGCTGTTGTTTCTTACCTTCCATTGCGGAACCTTTGTACTCTTCGGAAGTGTAGTCTACTATGTAGTCTAGTGGGTCTTCGCCTAGTGCCTCAATGGTTTTAAAAGCAATCGTAGCGGGTGCTACGGGATCAATGGCCCCTTGGTATCCAGCCTGCATTAGTGCAGGTAGAACTTGTTGGCCAATCATTTGCATTTTCTTTAACATAGTCTGATTACTAGCATCACCAACATCAGCCTCTACTTGTAACATCATGTTATCAGGGAGTTCCTTGATTTCAATAGTTTTGTAGAAGTCGTTGCGGTCGTAGTAACTCATACTTTGAGTACGCATTTCCGTACGCATTGTTTTATACACGCCTTCACAAAGAGCAGCTAAACCTGTCTCCATAAACCTTCTTGCAATATGCTGTATGCGTGTTTGTGCTGCAGACTGTACAGCCGATACTTTCTGTTCTGAGTTTCCTGACACGTAGAGAGTATCGTTTAAACCTTGAGCTGCTTTAGACAGACCATTGGCTTGTTCCTTATGCTTCTGCAAGAACTCAAGCAGAGGCACAGTACCTGATGATAACGCTTCGGGCGGCATGTTCTGAACAGCCCCTGCAGGGTTACCATTAGTAGGTACAATTTGTTTTGGCTTCATATTCTGCAAAGCAGAGAAGTCTACAACATTAGGGTCTGCTAGTTTAGGTGAGTAGTTAGTTAAGTAAGTGTTCTCAACAAACCCACGTAAGATAGCAGTAGATGCCAGTGTTGATGGTCGAGTCATATCAGCCATAGATAGACCAGCCCACTCATGCGGGATGTCAAAAGGCTTCAGCTCTGCAATTGGTATATAATCTACATCTTCTTCAAATAAGATATTATCACCAACTGTTATAAATCTTTTAAGCTCAGAGATACCATCACCATCACGGTCAACACGTAACCAACACTCAAGTACACTTGCTACTTGGTTAGCTTCTGTTGTATGATTAGTACTATAAGAAGTATTAGAAAGGCCAACAGAAGTTCTTCGGGCTGCTTTCTCGGTATTCATTGCTTGCATGAAAGTGTAGCGATCATCCGTAGAATCCCAGTCGATAGTATTAGCTTGCTCTGGGTATTGCTTACGAATTTCAGATCTAGTCATTTCAGTTGTAAGTCCAACGAAAGATGCGTCTTCTATAGAGGAAGCTCCTTGGCTTATAAGGAAAGACTCAGGCTCAATGTTCCGAATCTTAATCCCACTCTTATTACACTTGCGCTTGATACGTACATCTTCGTACATACCACCTTCGTTGATAAACAGGTCACCGACTACCTCAACCTCCATATCTGACAGTAGCATATCTAAAGCTTCTGCTGAGGCCTCTTCGTACTCTTCAAATGTATATTCGTAGTCTTCTACGTACTCCCAAACTACTGCAGCATTCTTCCATAGAAGAGCTGCCTTCATCCAGGTATTAATAATCTCCCAACCTTTATTCTTTTTAAATAGACAATAGTTGGTAACATCTGAAGCCATACGGGCTCGGTGCACATCCACAGCTGTTTGCGAATGTGGTATAAATTTTGCTAATTTTTTATTATTAAGTAGGAGTTCTGAAAGTACTGCAGAGTACCCCTCAATTGCTTCCACGGTATCTGAGGATACAATCTTAGACACACCTTGTGGTGCTAGGTGCCCTATCGGTTGCATGGCATACTCATAAGTTGCTTTCTCACGCTCATCTGAAAGTTCAGAAGAATCTAAAAAGTTACCTTGTGATTGCGCTACTTCAGAGTTGATGATGTTCAGTAGTTCATCATCCTCTACTATTTCTTTATATCCTTCTGGGTCTCTCATTTTATATCCTCATATATAGTGGATTAACACAATCCATCATTCAATCAATTAGTAAGGTTCCTGTAACTTGTTTTTCCCGAAACACGTATGTCACCCTAAACCACAGCGTTAGCTGGAGGACTAATGGGGAAACTGTTTCAGTTATAGCCAAGCAGTATTATCCTCAGAAAACTGCTGATTCTGGAAGCCAACCTTGTTTTGAACTAAACGTTCTCGGTGGGTCCGTAAAACCTCAAGGGCTATAGCTGTTGCGATAACGGTATCATCATGTGAACCGCTAATAGCATTGGTACGACCATTGGCATCAGCCACGTAATCCATACATTCCTGGATGATTCGTGGGGACGATAGATTGATGTCGTCATTCTCAATCGCATTCTTAAGATGTCCAATAATCATTGGCTTAGTAGCTTGAGTTGTTCTCCAACCCAGACGAGTGCCTTCCTCGTTTGACACGTTAGCTACTTTAGTTTGATGGTATAGGTTCACATACTTCATCTGCTTAAGACGATTCAATGTGGCTATACCTAAGGAATTAGATTCAACAGCCAGTAAGGAGTTGTTGTAGTATCTTCCCAGATAGAACAGAAGGTCTCCATATTGCGTAGGATCTATTCTGTTGTTTCTGTACAGGGCCACAACCTCATTGTTTGTATTCATAACAACACAAGCAGAGGAATCTTGGCCTACCCCAAGGGCACAGTCAGCACCAATAACAAAGTTATCATCAAACTTGGGATATTGAAATATCTCTAAGTTTCCCTCTGAGTGATCCTCAAAGGTTGACGATTCTAACTTAAATGATTGTCTCTTCATTATAGAAGAAGACACAAGTGACTGTAGCTTCTCAAGGTTAAACACATTAGCACCAGAGACTTGGAAAGCCTCTTCAGGTGTTAATGGATATTCTTGTCGGAATTTACTTAGCCCACCCTCAGCGATCTTTAATCTCCTCCAGTAAAGTTGTTCCAAATCAAGACCATGTAACTCTTGTATTTGTACTTCTTCATCTGTAAGGGTCTCTTGGAACTCTTCGGATTCAAGGACTGTTCTTCTGTATTCCGTCATCAAGTACCAGGGAACGAATATAGGAAGGTAATCATTCTCACCTTCACAAGCGCCTTTCCATAATCTATGGAACTCGTTACCCACACCATTAGCGGTAGACTCTAGTATAACTTCAGTACCATCAGCTTCTGATATACCCTGAAAGAGACCTGCAAGGATCTTCTCATCATGGGTCCAAAAGGCTACCTCAGAGAGGTGAGCAATGGTTGGAGTTGTACCTCGACCAGCTTCAGGAGATCCTGCCGTGTATAATCTATAGCCCGATTCGTTGTGCTCGAACATAATTTCTTTGGCATTGGACTTCTTAAAAACTGGTCTAAACTCTTCAGGCATGTTAGCAATAGTATTACGTGACATGGTAAAGAGGGAATCAGATGTGGCTGAGTCATGAGCCATAACAACTGATTTATTGTATGCATTAAAGTAGGACTTCCAGAATACTCTGGCAGTCGTAAAGGTCGATAAGCCCATCTGACGACCTTTAAGGATTATAGCCCTGACACGGCCTGTTTCTTTAAGCTGCTTTGCAATCTTTTCATTAACAATCTTTTGAGCATCATTAAACTCAAAGGGTACAAAACCTTTAGAACTATCCTTAGTTAAAATCTTTATTTGTTCTTTAGAGAACTGTTCAAAGTCCTCTTCGTACTCTACTAGCTTCTTACGCCTTTGGGCTTCTTTAGCTAACGCTAGCTTCTTCTTGTTATCCATTGGTAGTCCTCCCAGACCTTTAACTAGTTTCACTAGCTTCTATTAAACCTTTAAGGTTACCAGAGAGAGAGGTACCATAGGAATATTATCCTAAGGTTTCTTTCTCTAAGGGTTCTTGCCGTGTCGAGGATGCCCCATAGACCCTTAAGGGGGGAAGGGGGTGGTATCCTCTAAATAGATATTTATATATTTTTAATATAGCCTATAAAGTGCTATAAGATCCTAGGGCCCCTTCATACCCTAAGCAATACATATCTACGTCTCTTGTGTCTTCCTACGTATACTCTCTCTCTATAAGGTACCGAATTGAATCTTTAGGGGCTGTAAGGGTCTTTAGGGAGGACATAGATAATACCCCATGATATCAGGTACCTTGTATATACTTCAGACCCCCCTCAGATCCCTCAAGACTCCCTGTAATCCTGTAGTAACTAGAGCCCTTTGGGCTCCTGTGAGGTTCTATTAGGTATCCCTAGAGTCCTTGTAGAATCCTGCTAGTGTGAGGGGGTCTCGGGGGACCTTAGGGATAGCCCCTTAGAACCCCATAGAATCCATTAGAATCTATCAGTATACTGGTAGGTACACATCATCATTAAAGTTCCTTAGGAATCCCTAGGGACTCATCGGAGGTATCATCATGTTAGAAGTTCTTAATGACCCTTGGGGTTTGTTTGCCATGTCTATTATATCAGGTATGGTATTGTTAATTGTTATCTGTGCATTCGTTATAAGTATTAAAGGTCACATCAATTACCTTAGTAAGCCTAAGTCTGGGGCTACTAAAATGTGTGATCGTGAATTGCGTCGTAGACTTCGTAAACGTGCGTAATTATCTTAGAGCCCTTCGGGCTCCTTGGAGAGTCCTAGTGGCTCTTCCTAAATTCATTTACCAAGTGGTTAATTCCCAAGAGGATAGTAATATGTCAAACGTTAAAATACGTGAAGTAGCAATCCCTAATGTAACTATCTCTGCGTGTAAGTTGCGTAGAGCGTATCAAGGCAAGTATGGTCTGCAGTACGGAGCTCATCTTATGGGTGAAGGTCTGGCTGAGATAGGTCTGAAAGAAGCCAATGATGGTGGTTACTGGTACAGCACTAATGCTAAGTATGGTTCAATGGATGTTGAAGTTCCTCCTGTAGATATTATGGATGAGAACGGTGAAGACATCACTGATGACTTAGAGAATGGTGCTAAGGCTCATATGTTGTTTGAGCTTCGTGATTACCCTGCAGGTGTTCGTAAAGATGGTACCAAGTTCAAATCTGGTACTAATGTTAGACTTGTTGCAGTTCGTGCCCTTGACTTCAATGTCAAGCAATCTAAACAAGATCGTCTTTCTTCAGCACTGTTAGGTCTTGAAGTAGAATCAGACTCTAAAGCTTCAGCAGAGTTGTTCTAACCCCATGAGGCGTACTTCGGTGCGTCTCTAATTTTTCCCCTAGTGGTGAGCACTCCTTCGTGGGTGCTTGCCCTTTTTTTGTTCTAACCGACAACACATACATGCAAAATCCACCAACAACCAAATGGAGGCAGGCAAATGCCAAGGTCCCTAAGATTCTATCGCAACCAATCAAGCCACGATAGGCTTGTCTATGATGCAATGTATACCCTCAGAGAACTCTCAATGATACTCGATATCAAAGAAAAGTCCTTGAGTAATCGAATAAACTCAAACACTGTCATACGTGATGAGCACGTAAGGCCCGTAAGATTCCGTTCAAAATCTTCACCTTGGAAACAATTTGAAACCAAAGCCGATGAGCTTTCAAGTAAATTCTTACGGAGGTCTTTGATATGTTATTAAATGACGCTAGTGTTTTAGGTATTACAATCTTAATTTTACACACAGGCTTGTGCCTGTATTACCAAGAGGATAAGTGATATGAGTGTTTCATTCAATGTTCACCTTAGTGACTATCGTACCCTTAAGTACCTTAGTAAACCCTGCTTCGCTGCAGTCAATGGGGCAACCTATGGGATGTCTCATGCTAGGCTAGACTACATAGAGTATCTACCCTTCATGCAATGCAAGTGGGATGGAAACGCCAACAAAAGCATCGAGAAGATCTCGATGAATGAATCAATGGATTGGGACAGAGCATGTCAATGGTGGGACTACCTACTAAGCTTACCGTACTTCGGTAACATGGTAGCTGATCGTCCCGATAATCACTATGCGATGCAACACGGATTCAAGGTCCGATGCAATGCCCCTTCGGACCGAGTGATGCTCGTATTGTTTATGTTCAGAGCCCCACAGTTCCAAGCAGGTATCGTTAACACTTGGTGTCATATTGTGGATAAATTTAAATGTTCCAAAGATGTCGCCTTCGTGCTGGCATTTGCGTTGAACAACACCAATTATGGTGCTAGAGGGTACAACTATCCAGACAAAGATACGTACCTTCAACGCTTCAATCCTGCCACAGATGAAGAAAGTTCTATCATTTACCCTGGATATTTAAGTTACACAGGTGCAAAGCTTATGATTAACAGGTTGTTAGGTGATGACTTTGATACCCTTATGTACGCTGGTGAGCAAGATATTATGTCTCAGTCTAACACTTACAAAAGGTTCCCCATAAGGAATAAGAAAGCTCTGGGCAGATTCCTTGCAAAGAAACAAGGGTGCAGTTACTCAACAGGTAATCTTCAGTGTATCATCAACAACGATATCCTTAAGTTACCCCCAGTAAAAAGACACTGGCAGTTACATCACCAGTATGGCACTAACTACATCCTTAACGATGATCAAATGCATGAACTGATTGCAATGATGGAGGAATGACATGAGACTTTCTAATGTAACTGTGGGTGCAGACCCTGAAGTATTCGTTGCGACATCCGATGGTTCTATCACATCAGCCATTGGTCATGTAGGTGGTAGTAAGTTATTCCCTCGACCAGTAACTGACGGTGGTGTTCAAGAGGACAATGTACTTGCAGAGTTCAACATCAACCCTGCAAGATCCAAGATGGAGTTCATTAACAATATGGATTCCGTCATGGCTGACCTCAAGAGTATCCTTGAAAGTAACCAACTGCAGCCTATCATTATCCCTAGTCATACGTACACCACAGAGCAGCTACAAAGCTTTGGTCCGGATGCTATGGAGTTTGGTTGTAGTTCTGAATGGAACGCTTGGACGGACCGTAGGTTGCCTAAGCCTAAGTCTGAAGGGCATACCCTAAGGACTGCTGGTGGTCACATTCATGTTGGTTATGACGACCCACAAACCTTTACTAACCTCTCTTTGGTTAAGATGTTAGACTATGTTATTGGGTTGCCTTCTATTTTGATTGATACCGACAGTCAAAGGCGAAAGCTCTATGGCAAGGCAGGCTCCATGCGTCACAAGGATTACGGTGTTGAGTACAGAACTGTAAGTAACTTCTGGCTCGGATCACAGGAGCTTATGTCTTGGGTATATGATCGTACCCTATGGGCCACTCAGAACCTTAACTTACTACCAGAGTTTATGGAGATTGCAGACGGTAATACTATCCGTAAAGTAATCAACAACAGTAAGTCGAGAGAGGCAACTAACATTATCAATGACTTAAACTTGGAGGCTATATGATTAACGGTGAAGAAATCTTATCGGATATCTCAGCTCGTGACTTCAGTGTTACTTATGCTGATACGTATCTCCAATTCAAAACCAGAGATGATGATGGGTGGTACCCTGCTCGTGTCTTAGATGTAAACTATACTGATGATTCTTTCTTACTTATACTAAGGAAACTCAACGGTGATACTGTAAAGCTTGACCCTAAAGACCCTAGTAACTCCATAAAGTTTGATTGGCCTGAGCTAGGCTACATCAACCACAAAGCTCACTCAGTCTATGTTGAGAGAACTGCCAGAAGACAATGGAAGAAAGGTCTAAGGCAATCTTGTATACATGTGGTACCAACAGATCGTAGGTTACTTATAGCCCTTCAAGAAGACGGGATTATATCCGATGGATCATTCTCTGATTCAGCTATCGGAGAGCTATACAATCCAACCTACACAAATCTTAAAGATGCAATTGAGCTAGTAGTTGAAGGTGAGAAGATAGCACGTTGTATCTCTCCACACTTTGCTATATCATCTTGTTACTACTTAGATAAACCTGTTCTTATGTATCGTAACAATATCGTGGGTGTCATTGAAGATAATAAAGTATTGATACCTGATCAAGTAAACCATTTAATTCCAATGCTTCGGAGGATTGTCCCAAATGGACTACACAATTCAATCTTATTACAACCATAAAGAACCTGACCCAGATACAACTAGGTTAGGTGAGCTTATCTCAGGAACAAGGGTAGGTGTTGAGGTTGAGATAGAAAACTTACGTGATGCCCCTAAAGTCCCTGGGTGGCGTTGTATACCCGATGGGTCTCTGCGTAACAATGGCGTAGAGTATGTATTCCGTGGACCTCTTGGTGGTTCTGCTGCAGTCTCAAGGCTATCAAAGCTTGAAGAAGCACTGGAAGGCCAAGGTACTTTTGGTTTTAGAACTTCAGTACATGTCCATGTGGATGCAAGGGATATGCCATGGTCTAAAGTATGTGACCTCGTTACACTGTATGCTATGGTAGAGCCTTACCTGTTTAGTATATGTGGTCAAGAAAGAGAAGAAAGTATATACTCTCTGTCTTTATACCGTGGTCAAAACCAAATCAGTAGGCTACTTGATATCTTTAAGGATGGACCTGATCGTTTGAGGTATTCATCCTGGGAGAAATACTCTGCAATAAACCTGCAATCCCTTGTGGAACGTGGAGCTATTGAGTTCAGGGGTCATGAAGGTACCTGTGATAAAGATAGACTAATCAATTGGATCAATCATTTACTTTGTTTGAAACAGTTTGTATTAGACCCTAATAAATACATCTCAGATATACCAACACTACTTAGTACTGAAGGTTCTAAAGCTATGCTAAAGTATGTGTTCGGTGATCTTGTAAGAGAGAATAAGATCCATGCTAATGACTCAAGCATGAAGATCTTTCAAGGTGTATGGGTCGCAGAAGAGTTACTTTTTAATTCTCGTTTGAGAGAAGTTCACGACTTAATAGTAAGTCATAACCAAGGCGAAAGACAATTGTCAAAGATAAAGGATAAATTATGTGCGGATTAGTTGGAGTAATAGGTGATATCAACTTCCAAGATGCAAAAGTATTTAATCAACTGTTGTTTGTAGACACACTACGTGGTGCTCACAGTACAGGTGTAGCTACTAATGATATAAATAATGTAGTCACTACCTACAAGAAGGCCCTTAGTGCCCCTGATTTTCTTCAGTTGAAACATGGGGCTAATATAGTAAGTAATACTTCAGGTGACTTCTTGCTTGGTCACAATAGATATGCTACCCAGGGTGCAGTTAACGACATCAATGCTCACCCATTTACATACGGTAATGTAACGCTGGCACACAACGGTACACTCGGTGACCAGACAACCCTCCCTGACCACAAAGATTTCACTGTGGATAGTGAGAACATTGCGTATGCTATGGGCCTTACTAAAGACCCTGAAGAAGTTATCAGTGTCCTTAAAGGTGCCTTTGCTTTGTCTTGGTACAATGATCACACCATGGAGTTCTATCTGGTACGTAATGAAGAACGTCCATTGTGGGTAGCAAGAAATGCTAAACGTGATACGTATTACTATGCTTCAGAAAGACATATGCTTGAAGCTATACTATGTCGTAATGATATAACGTATTCTCTTGAAGAGTTACCTGTTGGTGTTCTACTATCCTTTAATCTAAAAGATACTAAAGGCCTTAAGCCTACTCAACGTATAGTTAAGATTCAACCTAAGTATATCAAGCCTCAGTTAGGTTACCAAGGTTACTATGGTAGTAGCGGTGCATGGGCTAAGGCTGTAAAGAGTAAGCCTTCTCACCCACTTAACAACCTAACTAAGTATGACCTTAAGATTGGTGATGAGATTGAGTTCTACTCTGAGGGTGTTAAGGCTAAGCACCTGAAGGGTAAGAATAAAAAGCCTCTGCTTGGTATTAGTACTGATGGGTTACACCTTGAAGTTAAATGTTTCAATGCACCAAACCCAGCCATAGCTGGATACTATTCTGCTTATGTAAAGAGTATGATCAAGGGTGGTAAAGATAACAAAGAAGATATTGTTATTTGTGATACACCTTTTATTACTGAAGTTATTGAAGATGATATCAATAACAAAGATAAGAAAGAAGATGTTGAAAAGCTTTTAGTATCTAGGAAAGTAACCTTATCTGTGGAGGAATATGATGACAGTCCTTGTATTACCGTATAAGAAAGCCAGTGAATCTGCAAAGAGTTTATCTGTTTCTCTTAACTGCAAAAGAATGAAGTTAGAGAACTCTTCTATCAGAGATAAGGAAGATCTAACTATTATTAACTGGGGCAACTCAACAAAAGATTTATCCCACTTGCCCTCCGCAAAAGTAATAAACAAACAGGAAAGTGTACGACTAGCTTCTAATAAACTTGACTTCTTTGGTAAGATAGAAGAGGAAAACAAAGATGCTTTCGTATCTGTTAACATTCCTGATTGGACTACTGACCCTGAGGTTGCTAAAGATTGGTACGCAGAGGGTCATGATGTTGTAATACGTAATACACTTCAAGGTCACTCTGGTGAAGGTATTGATCTTATCCGTTACAATCTTAATGATAATGCTAATGATGTTATCTATGATGCCCCACTGTATACCAAGTATATGAAGAAGAGAGATGAGTTTCGTATACATGTTATGGGTGGAGTACCTATTCTAATCCAACGTAAGGGTATAAGAACTTCTGAAAGCCCTTCAACGTATCAGATACGCAACACTGCCAATGGATTCATTTATCTAATATCAGATGTTGAACCTGATTCATCTGTAATAAGCCAGGCTATCAATTCAGTTAATGTACTTGGGCTAGACTTCGGTGCAGTAGATGTTATCTGGAATGAGCATAAGAAATTAGCTACTGTTCTTGAGATTAACACTGCATGTGGCTTGAAAGGTGACACCACTATTGCAAGGTATAAGATTGGCTTTGAAAGGCTACTCAAAAATGAGAGGATACCTAAGTGGGATACACTCATTAGACCATCCTCGCCCAGAGAAATCTTAGAAAATAAGTTTGCTCAGTATGCTTACTATGAAATGGATATACATGAGGGAGATACTGTTGATATTACTCGTGTCCTTGAAGAGATATTTATAAGCTTTTGTTCTCTCGGTGGTAGTGATGAAGGTATTAATCATTGGATGAATGCTGAACACCAAGGCTATGGTGGGTACTTTTATATACATTCAGTAAACCACAGAAGAAGTATAGCTCAAATAGCATTTACTGATGAGACAGAAGATACATGTCTCATTGACTTCCAGATACCCTTGTTATTACTTGATCATATAGAAGAGTAGCTATGACTTTTGAAGAGTTTAAAAAAGAAATGTTTAAAGAAAACGTTGATGAAAGGATTGCTTATGGTGATCCTATTCTTCAATACAAAGACTATTGCTCAGAGTATAAAGAGTTTCTTATAGATGAGTATAGTAAACACGAAACCAAAGAGGATTAATATCGTGAGTAAAGTAGCAGTGTACGGTTCACTTCGTGAAGGCTTAGGTAATCACAGAGTATTAGGTGACTCTAAGCTTATCGGAAAAGAATGGATACCAAACTATGAAATGTTTTCACTTGGTAGTTTCCCTGGTATCCGTAAAGGTGAGGGGTCTATCTTCGTAGAAGTATATGAAGTAGACTCCGATACACTTGAAAGACTTGATACGTTAGAAGGTTATCACTCTAAAGATAATGAGAGTAACTTTTATAACAAGGAAGAAGTATCAACTAAATTCGGAGACGCATTGATATACACCTTACAAGGTGAACGCTACAAGCGTAGCCCAATAGTGTCCTCTGGAAATTGGAAAGCACATAGTGCAACTTTAAAGGAACTAATTTGACTTGAAGCATAAAGCATCAAGATAAAAATCCCAAACTTAAATTATAATATAAGGTAATAAATATGACAGCAATTCTTGGAACCTCTATCATCCGTGACGTAACACTTAACTATGTCAAAGTAGATCCTGAAAATCCAACAGAACCTTTTGGTACTCTCCAGTGGGAGTGTCAACTAGTTGTACCTTCTGAAAGATCTGAGGAACTCTCTCAATATGGCACAGTTAAACCTGTCAAAGATGATCCAAGTAGAGTCGCAATCAACTTGAAACGTAAAGCTGTACGTAAAGATGGGTCTGCTAATGACCCTGTAGTTCTTGTTGATGGAAAGAAACAACCTATTGCACCCACCATTAAGATTGGTAATGGCTCAGTAGGTAACGTCAAAGTATATCGAAGAGAGTATGATGTTGCTGGCAGACAGGGTATCTCTACGATCCTTACAGCAATTCAGATCACAAACCTAATTGAATATACAGGTTCAGTGGACTTCGATGTTGAGGGTACTGAGGCTGACGACTCAGAATTTTAAAAGGAACTAGTTTACTTCCTTAATATGTAAACTAATTACCCAAAGGGATAAGAATAACTAAGGGTTAAAATGTTTATTCTTATTTCCGTGTTGTTTATTTCGTTGCTTGCACTAGATATGCGTGATAAGTGTGAGTAAAACGCAATAGATTACATTCTAAGGGACTCTACCTGGCTTCTTGTAGGCTAGGTAGGGTTTCTTTTTTTAACGTCTAACGTAAAACCAGGGGCCTCTCTGTTCCTTCTAGGCAATTAGGTACCTTATAGGGAACTACCTAGAACGGAGGTAAAAGTGGAAGATACCCAAAAAACTTATACGCAAGAAGATGTTAAAGATGGTAAGAAAAAGATACACCCTAACTCACTAGCTAATCTTAAACCAAGGCATGATAAAGAACACATGCAAATGATGGCAGAGAAAGCAACTGAAGCTAGGCTAAAGAACGAAGCAATGAAAGAACAGATGGGTGATGTACTTAAACTTGTCAACAATCTTTCAGATAGTCTTATGGATTCAATACCCAAAGGACTTACTGTAATGAAACTCGCAATGCTTAAGGCTATCTCGAGTGATGATATGGTAGAAGCAGCAAGGCTTGCTTCAATTGTAGCGGAGTACGAACAACCTAAGCTACAACGTACAGAAAATGTTAATACTAACTTTGATTATACTGATTTAACAGATGAAGAGTTAGCGGAAGAGATGCAACGACTATCTCAATAGGGGCTTTTATGCCCCTTATTTTATTGCTACACCGACAATGTAGTTACATGCTTTTTTTTAAGCAACCGACAATGGAGGACATGCAAATGTCATCGTATATTATACGAGTAAAAGATACAGAAGATAACTCAAATGTTAAAGTAAGCTTTGAGTCTGAAGGAATTGATATAGTAGATGAGGAAAGTAAAGCCTTTGAGTTATGCGCATACATATTAGATTGCGTACAAGACATTGGGGGTGAAGAAACAGGACCAGAAACTGATGGAGACGAACCCGATGCCACAGTCCACTAACACTACACTAGAGGAAAGAGGCAATAGGTACGGAACCTTTGAGTCCCAAGGTAAAATCTCTCAATCTTTTAAAGAGACAATGAGAAACACCGACAACTGGGACAGGCTTACATGCTCTCAAAAAGAATCTCTTGAAATGGTAGTGCATAAGATTGCAAGGATACTTAACGGTGATCCTAACTATGCAGATAGTTGGCATGATATTGCAGGATATGCAACACTAATTGATCAGGAACTTACAGGAGAATAGTATGTCAGGTAAAGGCTCAAGACCTCGACCTATTCCAAATCAAACTGGTTTTGAAGATAACTGGGATAAGATATTTGGAAACAAAGAAAAAGAAACTAAGAGCCCTTCGGGCTCCTCAAAAGATAAAACAAAAGGTAAATAATTATGTTTGAAGTTTTAGTAGTAGTATCATTAGCTATCGTAATAACCTATGTACTAAGTGAAAGCTTAAGTAAAACCCAGAAGAAATTCTTAAAAGGAAAGATTGGATATGAAAAAGTGGTGGCGTATCTGGGCAAAAAGCTTGGGCGAAAAGGTGGGCGAAAGTAAGAACCAAGCAGATGCTGTGGCAGTCATCAGGACTTTCTGGTGGCTTGTCCACATCGTAACTTGCTTTATGATTATAATCAACAGTGCAACTCAGCTAGGTTGGATATGAAAAATATAAAGATAATTAGTTGTAACGACAGTAGTAAATGGTATGCTCCCCTTGTGGGCCAAGTAATACCATTGCTAGAAGAAGAAGAACAAGAATATAAATCACGGGAGCCCTCTGGGTTTATTAACTTTGTATCTAAGGTAGATGCAGAGGTAACAGAAGAGAACTCTATTTATGCAATATAAAATATGTAATAAGTGTGGAGTAAAGAAGTCGGAAGAAGATTTCCCTATGGAAAGTGGTAGGGCATATCGAAAGACTACCTGTAGGCTTTGTATAAGATCCGTTGCAAAAGTACGCAAGGAACTTAGAGATACAGTTGAACCACCCCCAGAAGATTACCAATGCCCTATCTGTTTACGTAACGCAGAGGAGGCAAAGGGTTGTGGTGGTAAGAATAAATCACCATGGGCATTAGATCATGACCACCTGACCAGTAAGTTTAGGGGGTGGATATGCCACTCGTGTAACAGAACACTAGGCGGACTGAAGGATGACTTCGGTGCATTGACTCGTATAAGAAATTATTTAAAGAAAGGTAGAGAATGAACACATCAAATAAAATACTATCAGACATAACAGTATTCAGTAAGTACGCTAAGTATGTACCAGACCTTGAGCGTAGAGAAACTTGGTATGAACTGGTAACTAGAAACAAAGAGATGCACCAACGTAAATACCCTAAGATGCGTAAGGAAATCGAGAAGGCGTACAAGCTTGTGTATAGTAAGAAAGTACTGCCATCAATGCGATCACTACAGTTTGGTGGTGCACCAATTGAGCTAGCACCTAATCGAATCTACAACTGTGCATACCTACCTATAGAAAGCCCTGAAGCTTTCGCTGAGTCTATGTTCCTGCTACTAGGTGGTACTGGTGTAGGTTACTCAGTTCAGCGTCACCATGTACGTAAGCTACCAGAAGTTGCAGGCCCTAAGGCACGTAAGCGTAGGTTCCTAGTATCTGATAACATCGAAGGGTGGGCAGATGCAGTGAAGGTTCTATGTGAATCTTACTTTAATAACATGATGGATGTTGAGTTTGACTATCGTGATATTAGACCTAAGGGTGCAATGCTTATCACTACTGGTGGTAAAGCTCCAGGACCTCAGCCCCTCAAGGATTGTATTCACAACATGAGAGCTATCTTTGACCAAGCTATTAGTCGTCAACTAACAACGTTAGAAGTGCATGATATGATGTGCTATATTGCTGACGCTGTATTGACTGGTGGTATCCGTAGGGCTGCTATGATCTCGTTGTTCTCTATGGATGACAATGATATGTTAGCTTGTAAGGCTGGTAACTGGTGGGAAGAGAATCCACAACGTGCACGATCAAACAACTCAGCTGTTATGTTGCGCCATAAGATTACAAAGGAAGCCTTTGATAAACTATGGGAGCGTGTAGAGTTGTCTGGTTCTGGTGAGCCAGGGTTATACTTTACCAATGACAAAGACTGGGGTACTAACCCATGCTGTGAGATTGGACTACGACCTTATCAGATGTGTAACCTAACAGAGCTTAATGCTTCTAACGTTGAATCCCAAAAGGATCTAAACGAAAGAGCAAGGGCAGCATCTTTAATTGGTACACTACAAGCAGGGTACACTGACTTCCATTACCTAAGACCTGAGTGGCAAGAGACTTGTCAACGTGATGCACTTATTGGTGTTGGTCAAACTGGTATTGGTTCAGGTACTGTGTTAGAATATGATCTGGAGGAAGCAGCAAATGAAGTTAAGAAAGAAAATGAAAGAGTGGCAAAGCTACTGGGTATCAATCCTGCGGCAAGATGTACGACAGTTAAGCCTTCTGGTACAAGTTCTTGCGTCCTTGGTAGTAGTTCTGGTATCCACGCTTGGCATAACGATTATTATATTCGTCGCCAACGTGTTGGAAAGAATGAAGCCTTATATGGTTACTTTTCTGAGCACCATCCAGAGTTGGTTGAAGATGAGTATTTCAACCCTGAAGAGCAAGCTGTAATTGAAATCCCTCAAGCTGCACCTGAAGGTTCTATCCTAAGAACTGAGAGTCCACTTGAGCTACTCGAACGTGTACGTAAGTACAATGTAGAATGGGTAAGTGTTGGTCATCGTGAAGGACAGAACTCACATAACGTATCATGTACTATCTCCCTCAAAGAAGACGAGTGGGAACTAGTAGGTGAGTGGATGTGGAAGAACCGTTACACTTACAACGGTATCTCTGTACTACCTTATGATGGTGGCACATATGTACAAGCACCCTTTGAGGATATCTCAGAAGAAAGATATCGTATTATGGAAGGTGCCCTTACAGGTATTGACCTGACCCAAGTTAAAGAAGTAGAAGACAAGACTGACCTCAGTGCTGAGGCAGCTTGTGCAGGCGGGGCCTGTGAAATAACATACTAAAACTAATTGACCTGAACACTGTCCTTAAACTGTTCATAGAGGACTAACCATGAGCAAGTATGTATTTGATATTGAAACAAACGGACTATTCCCTGATAAAATCTGGTGCCTTGTACTTGAGGATACTAAGACAGGCGAGGTCTATTCTTATTCAGACTATGATGATAACCTACCATCTCTTGATGACGGTCTAGCATTCATGTCTAAAGCAACCGTTCTTGCAGGGCATAACGTAATAGCATTTGACTTCCCTATCCTTAAGAACCTTACAGGCTGGGAGCCTAGCCCTACTACTAAGATATGGGACACCTTCTTGATGTCTCAATTATGTAAGTACCAACGTGGTCACTTGCATGGTCTTAAAGGTTGGGGTGATTTCTTTGAGTATCCTAAAGGGGATCATGAAGACTGGACTTGTTACAGCCAAGAGATGCTTACCTATTGTATCCGAGATGTAAACCTAAACACTAAGGTATACCAACGGCTATCTAAAGAAGCATCTGTAATGATGAAGAATAACTCTATGTTCTTACAGGCACTTAACCTTGAGCATGACTTTGCTAAAGTAAATGCAGAGATCACGCAGAAAGGTTGGGTGTTTGATATGGAGAAAGCTCAGAACTTATACGAGCATATCCTTGAAGAGATGGAAACTATTGAAGATGAAATCAATCCTCAGCTAGGTAAGGTAGCAGTAATGCGTGGCAACAAAGAGGTTGATCAGATCACCAAGAAAGATGGGTTCTACTACAAGAGAGTTACTGATTGGTTCCAAATAGAAGAAGACTGTAGAGCTTCTGATGGTATCGTATCTGGACCATACACCAGGGTTGAGCTAGTAGATGTTGACATTGGTCAGATGGTAGAGGTTAAGAAATTCCTAATGGATAAGGGTTGGAAACCTGATGACTGGACTGTTAAAAAGATTAACGGTAAGTGGATCAGACAAAGCCCTAAGCTAACAGACACTTCCCTAAAACCTTTGGGTAAACTAGGTAAGTATATTAGTGATTACTATATGCTACGTAACAGACTAGGTACAGTAGAAGGTTGGATAGAAGAGGTAAAGGATGAAGAAAAGTTTAATGATGGTCGCCTTCATGGCTCTATGTTTACAATCGGTACTCCATCGTTCAGGTGTAGACACAGGACAATCGTCAACATTCCAGGTGTCTATGCCCCCTACGGTAAGGAACTACGTAGTCTCTTAACTTGTGAGACTGGATACAAAGTAGTTGGTGCGGACTCTGCAGGTAATCAGTTCAGAGGTCTATGCCATTACATCGGTGACCCTGAGTTTACCAATGAGGTAATCAATGGGGATGTACACCAACGTAATGCAGATGTATTGGGTATCAGTAGACCAGGGGCTAAGACGTTTATCTATGCTTATCTCTTTGGTGCAGGCCACGCTAAACTAGGTGAGGCTATCTCTGGTAAGAAGTCTGCTAAGATTGGTAAAGAAGCTGATGCTAAGTTCAAGGCTACACTCCCAGGCCTTAAGGTTCTAAAGGACGATCTCGAACATGAGTTCAGGTTATCTCAGATGAAGACTGGTACTGGGTTTATTGAAGGTGCTGATGGTAGACGTATCATGGTGGGGTCTGAACACCAGACTCTAAACTACTTGTTACAAACACTCGAAGGTATTACTTGTAAAGCAGCTTTAGTATATGCTTACAATAAAATCAAAGAGAATAATCTTGAAGCCTACCCAACATTGTTCTATCATGATGAGGTAGTATTCGTAGCTAAAGAGTCTGATGCAGAAGCCGTAAAGGATATTTGTGTTGAGGCTTTCCGAGAGGCACCTAAGAGTGTTGGTGTTATGTGTATGGATGGTGACGGACAAATAGGAGAAAGCTATGCTGACGTTCACTGATAAAGAAGAATATGATTTTGATAAATGTTTTATTGATGCAGACTCTATGTTGTATCGGATAGCATATACTGTAAGTTCTGATGCTCAAGCTCAGAGTACCTTTGACTTAGCCCTTAAGGCTGTAATGCGAGATACTAATAGTATTAAGGGTTACGTTGCTGTTAAGGGTAAAGGTAACTTCAGGTATGATATAGTAGATGACTACAAGGCTACTCGTAGTAAACAAGATATGGACCCTAAGGTTAAGGAAAGACTTGATAGCCTGTACCAATACTGTTGGGACACTGGGTGTGTGGCTTCTGATGGTTGTGAGGCAGATGATGTGGTATCTATATGGGCTACTGAGGCTGAGGCTGAAGGTAGTTCATTTGTTATCGCACATGTAGACAAGGATATCGATATGGTTCCTGGTTGGCATTACAACTTTAATAAGAACAAACTCTACCTTACTGATGAGGATGCTGGTCATTACTTACTTTGCAAGCAATTGCTAACTGGTGATGCTTCAGATAACATCCAAGGTTTGAAAGGTGTAGGCCCTAAGACTGCTGAGAAGATTCTTAAAGGTGTAGAGCCTGATAAGATGTTAGACTCTGTTAGGTCTACTTGGAGAGAGAAGCACCCCCGAGATTGGAAAGAGAAACTAGAAGTATGTTTCAACCTAATCTATATGCGTAGGAGCTTTGATGACTTACGCCATATGACAATTGAAGAAGTCTATGGGGAGGGTAACTTACGATGAGTGAAAAAGACTTGGGCCATTGGGTATACAATGGTCCTGACTTCGACCCTGATGATTACTTTGGGTTCATCTACTTAATTACCTGTAGTCACCCTGAAGAACCTAAAAGATATATAGGTAGGAAGCAGTTCCATATGTATCGTAAGGGTAAAGAACGTAAGGTATCCAACTGGAAAACCTATAGTAGCTCATCATCTCACATCAATAAATTGAGAAGTGACCTTGGTGAAGGGTACTTTACGTATGAGATACTACAACTGTTTGAAACCAGAGGTGGTTTATCTGCAGGAGAAGTTAAGGTACAATGGGATCTTGATGTGTTAACAGAGAAGTACCCTGATGGTACTCCTGTATTTCTTAACAGACAAATAGGTGCAATCAAATTTATACCTAAGGAATCAGTAGACAATGAAACAAGACAAAGACTTGTCGGAATCACAGACGATATACGAGAAGAGTTCAAGGAGCAAGAAAGCCGCACGGATGCAGAAGAAACAGCAGTCTCAGAAGAAGAGACAGATAGTAAAGAATCTTAAAGAACAGCGGTGGTCTTAATGACTAAAGATAGATTTGTAAAACATATGCCCTGTAAACATTGTGGATCTTCTGATGGCGTTGGTATGTACTCCAACGGTATTGGTAAGTGTTTTGTTTGTGGGAAAGTTACAGTAGAAAAAGATAGAGAAACTGATATGCCAGAACCAAAGACTCCAGTAGCAACTGAAACATTAGAAGCAATTGAATCCTATGATACTCGTGGAGTTCAAGAGAGAGGTATCACTAAGCAAGTTGCAATGCACTATGGAATGAAAGTATCGTACAATATGGATGGTACTATCGAGGCACACTACTATCCTTACACAGTTAAGGGTAAGACTACAGCGTTCAAGATACGAGAACTACCTAAGGCCTTCAAGGTCAAGGGTAACTTCTCTGACATCGAACTCTTTGGTCAATCGTCCTTTAGTCGGGGCGGTAAGACTTTGACTATCACTGAGGGTGAGTTGGATGCTATGGCTGTAGCCCAGGCAAACCTAAGTCAAAGTGGAAAGATATACCCTGTAGTTTCCCTACCCTCATCTAGTAATCTAAATCCATTGATTGCTAACAGGGAGTGGGTAAGATCTTTTGATACGGTTGTACTTATGTTCGACCAAGATGAAGCAGGTGAGAAAGCTATTGACAAGGCCGCCAAGATTATTGGTTGGGATAAAGTAAAGGTAGCACACTTGCCAGAGAATGACCCATGTGAGACGCTAATAAAGCATGGTCACTCTGCAATCATCAGTGCTTTCTGGGGTGCTAGGCAGTATACCCCAGCAAGCGTAGTAAGAGGGGAAGATATTTGGGAGGAGTTTACTAAACGTAAAACAGTTAAATCTGTACCTTACCCCAAGTGTCTAGAAGGACTTAACGATAAGCTATCAGGTATGAGGCAGGGAGAGATTACTCTGTTTACCTCAGGTACAGGTAGCGGTAAATCAACAATGATCAAGGAGATCATCTTACAACTGAAGACAGAAACCGAAGATAACATAGGGATGATATCACTAGAGGAATCTATCGGTGACTCCGCTCAAAAGTTTATACAGATGTTTACACCTGAAGATCCTACAGAAGAACAGGAGAGAAAAGCTTTTGATAAAGTATTTGGAGATAATCGTCTCATTTTGCTTGATCACAACGGTGCTGTATCAGATTCATCTCTTATAGATCAGATAGAAAACCTTTGTTTACTAGGCTGTAAATACCTAGTGCTTGACCACATAACTATTGCAGTGTCAGAAGGCTCTGATGGTAAGACAGGTAATGAAGCTATTGATGCTATCATGTCTGACTTACTTAAGGTAGTTAAGAAGCATGATGTATGGTTGGGTATTATATCCCACCTACGTAAGTCTCAGGGTAAGTCCTTCGAAGAGGGACACCTAGCTTCTATTGATGACATCAAGGGTTCAGGTTCGATCAAACAAATTAGCTTTGACATCATTACCTTTGCACGTAACTTAATTGCACAGAATGAAGATGAGCGCAACACCATACACCTGAGAGTTCTCAAGTCCAGATTTACTGGTCTAACAGGTGACTGTGGTTCTGCCTACTATGACCAGAGAACAAAACGATTGAAAGGTCAAGTAGATTTCTTAGACTACAATGCAGGAGCTTAGATGACTAATGCTATCCATAAAGTAGCAGAGTATATAAGAAGTAATAGAGAAGGTGCCCGAGGTAGGAATCACTCGGGCATCGAGTTGTTAAACAGGCATGTAGATTATGGTGTTGATTACGAGGAGTTAGTTATTGCAGCAGTACAAGCTGCACAGAGTGTGTTCCTAAAGTCCCGTAGGACCCATGGGAAACCATTCAAACTAACTGCTACATCATCATCCATAGGGTTAGCTATAGTATCTAGGATAGGTTTAACTAACAGTACGTATACAGAGTTATTCTGTGTAGGTGATTTGTTTGTAGAAGCCTTTATAATCTTAGGCTACATGGAGCTTGAACGTGAGTATGAAGGTTATCGTGCACCTTATGTGATATACCTTACAGATACTTGGGAAGAACTAGGAGACATACCACCCGCATATGAAGGGTCAACCTTAACAGGTACTAGCTTCAGGAAATTCCCACGTATAACTGGCTTACGTAACCCAATAACCAAGAGGCCGTATATCAAACGTATGACCTCTGAGAGAGACTTTAGCCAATGCCTTGGTGAGCCCTTTGTAAAAGCTTTAGACAAGCTACAGAGAGTTCCATGGCGTTTAAACACTGCCCTTGTAAAGGCTATGAGAGATAACGTATCTAAGTTTGTAGATATGAAAGACTCATCCGATAAGGGTAAGTCTAAACGTATTGAAATGAAGTTCGTACTGAACAAGGCTAATGCAATTGGTGATCAGACTTTCTATCAAGCAGTTGAATGTGATTATAGAGGTCGGGTATACTACACGGAATCATTCTTAAACTTCCAAGGCTCTGATATAGCTAAGGGTTTGTTTGAGTTTGATGAAGGTAAACGCCTAGGCCCTCGAGGTTACTATTGGCTGTGCATACATACTGCCTGTTCATACAACAAGTCATATACGTTAGATGAGCTGGAGACTATGCCGTGGCTAAGCAAAGATTACAAGACACACTTAGAAGAGGAAGGCTTGGATACTATATCAGTAGACAAGATGACCTTAGATGATAGAGCACAATGGACTTTGAAGAACATCAATATGATTCTGGATTCTGCAAAGAACCTGGAGTTTAAGATGGACGCAGAGAAACCAGTGACTCTATTGGCATGTGCACTGGACCTTAAGGGATACCTTGAGACTGGTGAGGATTACAAGTCACACTTACCAATACCTGTAGATGGCAGTAACAATGGGTGGCAACACCTAGCCGCAATGTCCAAAGACAAACAAGCAGGTGAGTTAGTGTCCCTTGTACCCCAAGAGATACAGAAAGACTTCTATGTGCAAGTAGCTAAACGATTAATAAAGAGAATGCCTGATTGGTTTGCTGAACGTAATATGCCAATGAAGTGTATTAGGAAAGGGATCGCTAAACGTGGGTCTATGACAAGAGCCTACTCTGCAGGTCAACGTAAGATAGCAGAGAATATGTATCATGATTGTAAGGTTGAAGGTTACCATAAGAAGTATAAGGTAACCAAAGATGACTGTGAGTTACTTGCACGTAATCTAATCCTTGCCATTAACGATACATGTGTTGGTCCCCTAAAGACCATGAAGTTTCTGCAGAAGGTAACTAACTTTATAATCGAAAGCGGAGAGACTTGTCTACAATGGACTACACCCTCAGGGTTCCCTGTGCTCTATGAGGTATGGAAGCAGAAGAACATGACGTTCCGAAGCACCATACGTACAATAGGTAGGATAGGACATAGTGTAAAGATACCTGTAACCACGAAAGAGGGTAACAGAATACCTTGTAGAAGGTCCTTTGCATCTGGATGTTCACCTAACTTTGTACACTCAATGGATGCAGCCCATATGGCTAAGGTTATTGAAGCATTCCCTGGGACCTTTGGGGCTATCCATGATTCATTCTCTACACATGCTTGTGACATAGATAAATTAGTCGAGCACACTAAGTGGCAATTTGCTATGCTATACAACGTAAACAACTTCTTTGATAGAATACAATCCATGTTGATTGAAAACTTCAAAGGATACTCTGTACAACAACCCGAGCTAGGAACCCTCAAAGTAGAGGAAGTAGTTAGCTCAGATTATTTCTTTTCTTAACCTAAGGATTACATATGAAAAATAAAAAAGTATTAACAATGCCTGGTGTCGTAGATACAGACACACCAGTTTTAACGGAAGATCACTTCAAGATTGAGGAGGCGCTAGTCACTGACCTTGAAGAAATAATCCTTAAGTATAACGGTAGGGTATCTAACGTAGCTATTATTGGTGCGTTCCAACTCTACGCTAATATGATTTCCCTTGGGTCCTTGGAGGTAATGAATGAAGATGTCTAGTGGTTATGAAATATTTGAAGATCTGGAATCTAAAGTAGTTGATTGGGGGTGGTCTAAGGGTATCCTTACAGATTCTCCTCCGTCTACTGAGCGTAAGCTAAAGCAGTTCTCCAAGACAGAAGAAGAAGTAATAGAGTTGTTTGATGCCATCAAGGCTGAAGACAGAGAGGAAGCTATAGATGCTATTGGTGATATACTTGTAACACTAATCATGCAATCAAAGCTTTGGAACACTAACCTGTACGATTGCCTCAATCAAGCCTATGAGGTTATCAGTACACGAACAGGGCGAATGGTTGACGGCGTATTCGTAAAGGATGAGTAATGAATTTTAGTATTAAAGATACCATTATATCTGGTGAGATAAGAAATGGAGTGGGTATTGACCTTGAGTTTGTAGACTCACGGCCAGTATGGACAATGAACAGAGAGACTGGTGATATAGATACTATGTGTATGGAAGGGGTTATAATCCTCTTACCATTTATTAATATATCAATCGGTAAAGTATATAAGGAAGTGGAGTATGAGTAAGAAGTCTTATAACATTATGAGGCATGATGGTATTGATGATATGGATTACGTTGAAGAGTTAGGACTAGACCCTAAGCTAGCGTACACACCAGAGATCAATGATGCTATCATCGAACATGTAGCTGCAGAAAACTTTGCAGGATACATTGCCCAGGGCTTAGACCCTGAAGTAGCTGAAAGTATGGCTAACGATCTAGCAAACAAAGCTAGAGCTACAGTTAACCATGCAGAGCCTATCTTGAATAAGAAAGGTTATTAAAAAAAAAGGACCCCAATTAAGGGGTCCAAGAGGGGCCTTAGCGGGCCCCTTTTTTTATTGCTATTAGTATAAGTCGGGTAAGTTCCTATCCCTCGTCAAAGGTCTTAAGGACTTTGCTAAGTTTTAAATCGTCAGCAGCGTACTGTAGTACCTCTGCTTCAGTACCCATAATATCATAATCCTTTTTGATATTCTGAGCTACCTTCCTTGATCTTTCATTCGCATTCCTTACTAACTTGCTAACTTGTGCAGGGATAGTATCACCCAGTTCATACTCATTCTTAAGTAAGAACTCCTGAGCTGCAAACAAGTCTAAGTATGTAGCACCTTCACCTAATAACTCTTGACGCAAATCCCTACCTACTTCCTTAAGGTCTGTATCAGCTGAAGTTAATCGGATTAGTTTACTGGCTATATACCCTACTAACATTCCATGTTCTTCCTGATCTATAAGTTTCTTAGGGGACTCTTCAGCCATCCTCTTAAACTCTTTCCTTCCATAGACAACATTCCCTGTCACATTATCCTGTAAACTTTTAAGAACCTTACCATTAGTTGTTAGATCAACCCATGAGTTATTAATAGCTTGTCTTGATGCTTGCATAGAACCTAGGTCAGTCACAATAGCGTCATAGATAGGTAAAATAAAAGGCGTTCTACCGCCATTCTGCTTAGTAATATTATTCCAGTTCTTACCTGCAAAAACATTAAGCATAGTAGCACCATCAAACCCTTGACCAAAAGCAATCAGTATAGAACCTCGGGCTCTTGCACCAATCATACCTTGCTTCTCAGCATGAGGACTAAACGTAGAAATCTTAGGCTTAATAACAGCCTTAGTTTCTGCAGGTAATCTATCTAGCTGACGTTGCAAAGCTTCTTTTTGTTTAGGTGTTTTAGCCTTCTTAATCTGAGCTTCTAGTTTCTTACGGCTTATCTGTCTACCACCCTTATCTATTGGCGGTGCAGGTCTAGTAGCATATTGCTTTTTGGTAGGGTCATCTTTAGTAATAAACCCACCAAAAGAAACCTTACCACCAGCTGCACTGTCTAATACTACAGGTCTATTGTATAAAGAGGATACCTCAACAAACCTCTTAAGGCTTGAAGAAAACTCTGTTATCTCTGTACCCAAAGTAAGCTCAATAGCTAGGTTTCTAAAATCATTAAGGAACTCAGCGGCTTTAGGTATACCTCCAGGAAAATCACTTTCAATAGTAGACTTAAGATCTGGGTCAGCTAAGATGGTATCATAAACAGAACCAATCAAGTTAGATAACTCTTGACCATAACTAAATGTCATAAGTGGCATCTTCCTGAAGTCACTTTTGTTTGACGAAGCAGTTCTAATTATGTCTCTAAGCATTTCTACTTGATCTTCACCATAACCATACTTACGCATCCATGCCTTATCGAACAGAACACCAGACCCAACATCCCCCTCTAAAAACTCTTCAAGGTTTTGTTGTAGTGTATCTCTGATATCACCTTCATAGGCATCTCTATTAGGTATATCCTTAAAGTTCCCAAGGATTTTCTCCTGACCTGCAGCTCTCTTAACTCCAACCCTATATAGTTTACTCTCCATACCTAATGCAGCAAACATAGAAGCTAGTCCATTAGAAATACCATCAACTTCAATAGAGTTTATAGAAGTGTGAAAGGACTTACCTGCTTTCATAGATTCGTCATACTTAGCCAAGTCTATAAGATAATCCATAACTTGTACAAAGTGTTTATGTGAATCAGGTTCAGCTGACATAGCATCTAAGAAAGATTTAACTTCAGTATCATTCATAATAGACTCAGGCATTGTAGCCTTAATACCATCTACCCCAGAAATACCTCTAGCTGTAATCTTAACATTTTTAAACTGACCCCTAGTTACCTCTGGGTTATAGTTATCTAACGCATCCTTAAGCTTAGACCCCATACTTACAAGTCGCTTGTACCTAGGAGACCTTTGAGTTATGTGCTGCCTTGCTCTATTAGTTGCTGCTTGTGGCACCATACCGCCACCATCAAAGAATAAGTACCCCATGTTTTCTAAGAAAGAAACTTCATTAGGGGAACCACTCATAGGACGTATATCATACTTAACACCAGACCCTACTACGTTACGTACAAGGTGGTTGTTTTGAAATGACATTTTATTCTGATGAGTAGTCAATCTTTGAGTAGCTTGCTGATTAAAGTAAGAGTAATGAAAAGTATCTCCATCATACTTAGCTAGATTCACAAGGACCTCAAGGTTCTTATTAGCATGTTGATAGTACATCTGCTTAATAACTTCAGGTTGACTATACTTTTCTACCAACTCTTCCCTAAACTTAATATCTCCATTAAGCCTATCACGTTTAGCATATAAGAAAGGCAGTGGGTTTTCATCTATCTGAGCTTCAACCTCTGCAAGATCTATCTTATATTTCTCTACAAGACTTTGTTGTTTAGCAGCAATACCCTTAATCTTTAGGTATCTTTCAGGCCCTATATCAAATGCATTAAGAGTGAAGTTTGTACCTTCCTGTCTCCCTTCTACAGGTGCAGTAGCAAGTGCATGAGCACCAAATAGGGTAGCAATCTTAGTACGTTGATTGTCAAACACTATGTTAACTTGATGTGCATTATACTTAGCTTCCTCTACTATAGACGGATCTCTATTAGGGTTCTGTCCTGTACTACCTCGTGCAGTCCTTTGCTCATACTGAAAGGTTCCCTCAGGTGATGTCTCAACCATAAGTGGATAGTCAAAATCTACAGGTCTATACTTATCAACCTCACGCTCTAATGTATACATACCTTCACGGGTCAATGCATAACCTCTAGTAGCTTCCCCCTTAAGACCTGGAATTACCGTAACCATCTCTGGGTTAGCTTGAGCATAAGTATCTATAGCCCATTTACCAAGTAGCTCAAAAGATTCAGGTGTCATATTTTGATAGTCAGTTACATAAGCATCGGAGCTTTCACCTTCTACTTCAGAACGCATCTTACGTACACCCTTAAAGACTTCACGACCTAGCCCTTGCATAGAGAAATCCTGAGATTCTTCCTGAGGCCTAGCGCCTTGTTCTTCATCAAGTACAGCTACAGAATCCATAGCTTCTTGTTGTAGCATAAAAGGCTCTACTACGGAGGCTACTGCTATACCGTATACAGGGTTAATCTGTGCTGGTTGTGCAGTAGTTAAGTCATTGTAGTTAGTAAGCTTACCATCACTGTTAACATCTACCTCAGCAGGATTCCAATCAGAGTTCCATCTCCCTATACCTAATCCCTGTCTTGACAACAAAAGATTAGACTTAGTAAGTGCCAAAGCACCCTCACCTTTATTCATACGTAAGGTTTGTTCTGGGTCATCGGCATTAAACTTCTCAAGCTGATCATCAAACAATGGGTTATTAGGGTCCATATCTGCAGCTTTGGCTACTGGTAAAGAAATAGGGTCTAACTGCGTAGAAATTCTATCAGTAAAACCCCTAAGTCTATTAACCATATCATAACCAAAAGCATCCTCAGCGCCTTTAAGCCTAGTAGTACCACCTTCAGTTACAGGTGTTATCCCTGTACGCTCAAGAATCCCTGGCACCCTCTCAGCTTCTCTTTGCCTTGCAGATAGTTCTGCTAAAGTATTATCTTCAGATACATCAGGAGTCGCTGGGATCTCTATTTGTGGTAGAATCTTTTCAGCTTCTGTTTCCTGTGTTAGTTGTTCCGTAACCTGCTCTGAAGGTAAGTCAAGGGGGCCTTCCGTAGCCCCAATAACTTCATCCATCTTGTCACGTTCAGCCTGTCCTTTGGCTGCCGTAGCCCTTAGGGCTGCTAGTGATTCATCTAACCTAGCTTGTTCTTGTTCTGGTGTAACATCCTTAGGGCCTACAATCGTAGACCCTCCGCCTGCTCGTCTAGCCATTAGCTATTCTCCTGTTATCCAACCTTGTTCTACGGATGTGTCATATAGCCTGTGCTTAAAGGGGCCTAATGGTGTTAGACCTAAACCTCTTTTAAAGGTACCTCTTGTATCACCTTCCATTGCACTCCGTCCGAAGCCCACTACATTCTCAAAGATACCTGTGACAGGGGCTTCTCCTGACGCAAAGTTCCAAATCGCTTCTGTTGCATTTCTACTTCTATCCTTATACAAAGGTAAGATGTAGTTGTTACTCCATATTCTTTCTGTTGTACCTAACAATCCTGTAGAGTACAGTGCTCTTAAATACTTCTCTTGATCTGATAAGTATGGTGATCCTTCTCCATATTTTATAAGGTCCTTGAGGTACTGAGAGGCATAGCCTAGCATAAGCATAGACATGATAGATGCAAAGACAGAGAACTTCATCCCTGGGTTTGCAGTCTTAACAGTGTCCCACATATTAGGTAAGTGATTAGCTGTAAACTCAGAAATAAAACCTTGGAACTGAGTGAACATTGCAAAGTGCTGGTTACTATAGAACAGTGGTCTGCTCATAGCCCCTGGCATTGGTACTGAAGCATTGACAAAGTTAATTAATCCATTATTAAACTCTTTATCCCAAGCTCCAATTAACTCTTCACTAACATTACCATCGGTATCCTGAGCCACTTTAAGTCTGCGTGAAAGACCAAGCATACGGTCTATAGGAATACCTATATACCTTAGCATTTTCTCAGCTTCAGCAGATTCATTAGTAGGTGGTTTACCTTCTTGTCTGTGTAATATGTCTAGGTTTTCAATTAAGAAGTCATTGTATATGGCTGCTCTCATAGTACGAGTAAGATTAGTAATACCTTGCAAACCAATAATCTTAAAGAAAGAGTTCATTAGTGCTTCGGTAAACTGGTTAGATTCCGATACACCTACCACTGTAGCTGCACCAGTCTTTTGAGATAAGAAACCAGATTCCCTTATGAGTTTCCTAGGGTCATCTATATCCTTATGTCTCCAGTCTTCACCTAATCTATGAGCTCTTGACTTAAGTTGTGAATCAAAGTTACTAAACTGTGGTGTTACCCCAGTAAGCCTTCCAACTTCCTTAAAGTACTCATGAAGTTCCTTGCCTACAAGTATACCAAAACTACCTACATTCTTATGTATTGTTTGTAAAGATGCACCCTTAAATACTAGAGCGAACTCTACTACAGAAGATATAGCTGCAAGTGGTAGCATACTGAGTGTAGCTGTAACTGTTAAGAACTTTTGAGCCCCACGTATAGTAGGGTTACTAATTCTTTTATAGTTACCAGAGTCAGCATTTACAAGGTCCCTAAGGCTTGCTGCTAGCTCTTCTACAACTCTTCTGGCTTCTTTCTCAGCCTCAGAGTTAACCTCTGCATCACCACGTAAGTCATTGTATACATCAGTTATTTGCTGTAGTAGCACCTCACTGTTACGTCCAACAAACTTAGTCATTGTCATGTAACGAGCAGACCCTTTCATAAGGTTCTCTAAGTTCCTAAACAAATCCTGTTCTACAAACTTATCAAACTTAGGGTTATCCGAAAGACTTAATGATCTTCTTTTGTGTGTCTTGGGCAGTATACCACCCTTAGTCAAATCAAAAGCTTCATCTAATGTATTTACATCGGGGTTATCTACAATAAGATCAGTAACACTAGCTGCTACATCCCTACTAAGACCATACTCTTCAGCTAATAGGTTGATAAACTCTTCTTTATTCTTAGCAATAGCAGATTTTAAAAAGCTTTTACTTCTAAATATGTGATCCTGAAGGTTACCTATTTTGCTTGATCCTGACATCTCTTGTACAGCTGTTACGTTTCGATACATAGCATCATCAACGTTATACAGTTCTTGTATAAACTGTTTAAGAGCTACAGTATTCTCGGTGTACTCTGGTTTTGAAAGGTTGTTCCAGTCTATAGCGGCAATAACCTGCTCACCACTCATAGTTTTTACGTTACCCTTCTCATCAGTCTTAGTGACTTTCTTTATCTCATTAAGATAAAAGTCGTAAACTAATGTAGAGATAGCCTTCTTACGCTTACCATAAGACTTAGCCTTAACCTTAAAGCTTCCAAGTACCGCTTCCATGGGTCTTAAATACTTTTCAAAATCGGTAAAGTTTTGAGTCTTGTCGTTCTGAAAGTCAACTCCACCATATGTCTTATTCTTTCTACCACCAAACTGATCGTAGAGTAAACGTAAAGCTGGGCTCTTATTAAGCATCTCTAATGTGACTCGAGTGTCTAATGCAGATCTTAGGGCAGCTACCGGATCACTTAGAGCATCCTTAAGCTTAGTCCCTCGAGATCTACTATCCTTAACCTCATCACCCTTATCAGCAATGTCATCAAAGCCTCGTTTATCCTTAGCATCAACAGCTGCTTTCCTGTCTGCTGCTTTTCTCAAGTTAATCTTATTCCAAACAGTACCAAGCTTCTCACTAATACTAGGGATAACACCCTTTGGGCTACCATCAGAAGTATCAGCAGCAGCTTCTGCCCTAAA